GATGAGTGTGACTTTTGCGTATGATAAATATGTACCAGAAGGACCATTAAGTAGTACTGGAAGTGCTATTAGGTCCGCACTTGATATATTTGGATAATATTATAGGAGAATAATTATGGCATTGCCACAATTAAATACAGCGAAATATACCACGATGGTACCGTCGCTGAAAAAAGAGGTTTCTTTTAGACCTTATCTTGTAAAAGAGGAAAAGGTTCTAATGATGGCTATGGAAACACAAGACCAGAAGTCAATCATGAGAGCTGTAAAAGAAGTAATTAAATCATGTGTATTTGATGATATTGATGTTGATAAACTTGCTATGTTTGATATTGAAGCTTTATTTTTAGCTTTAAGATCTAAATCAGTTGGTGAAAATGTTAATATTAAACTAAAATGCGAATGTGAAGCCCTTACTGAGGTTAACATTAATTTAGATGAAATTCAAATTAATGATATTGAAAAGGATAACGTTATTCCTTTAACATCAGAAGTTGGTGTAACGATGAGATATCCTGCACTTTCTGATGTTGAAAATATAGACGCAGAAGGTGGTATTGAATCTATGATGGATATGATTATTCAATGCATGGATTCTATATATGATACAGATGCAGTGCATGATGTAAGTAATGAATCGAAAGAATCAGTACAATCTTTTTTAGATAGTCTAAATGGCGAACAGTTTAAAAAGTTAGCTGAATTCTTTGAAGATTTACCATCATTAAATTATAATGCAGAGTGGGATTGTGTAGGTTGTAATAAACACAATACAATGGAATTAAAAGGTATTGCAAGTTTTTTTACGTAAGCCTCTCACACGATAGTCTTGTAAACCATTATAGGACTAACTTTGCAATGATGCAACATCATGGTTACAGTTTAACTGAACTTGATAATATGATACCGTGGGAGAGGGAGATTTATATAGCTCTCTTACAGGATTGGATAGAAAAAGAAAATGAAAGAATTAAAAACGAGAATAGGAGAAAATAATGGCTGAAACAGATAACAGCAGAAATGAAGTCGAAATCGATTTAGATAAGTACATGGCTATGATCGAAAAGCTTGATGAACAAGAAGATAAGATCAAAGAAATGCAAGAAGAAGCTAAAAAGGCAAGGGATCAATTGGCCCCACCTAAGCGTAAATTCATGGACTTATTTTTGGATGATAATGATATTAATGAAAAAGCAATCATTGGTTTTATATCATTCTTTCTCATGACAGTGTTTGGTATTACTGATTTAGTAACAGCATTAGTCTGGGATATGGATTTAAAAGTTTCTGAAACAATATATACATCATTTGTTGTTGTAACACTTGGCGCATTTGGTATATCAGAAGCTGGAAAAGCATTCGGGAAATAATTAAATGGCAGAGGATAAAAAACCTTTAGACGACGGTAGATCAAAAGAAAGACGAGCTCAAAAAACTGAGATGGCTTCATTGATTAAATCATTAAAAGCTTCAACTGAATCTAATAAAGCAGAATCAGAAACTGTTGATATGCAAATATTCTTAGATCAATTTAAGAATAGTATGAAAGTGGGTGACACTAACATTAAAGCTTTAAAAGTCGAATTTGAAAAGGCAAATGAAATCCTCAATAATCAATCATCAACAGCACAAGAAAAAGAATTAGCACAACAACAAATAGAAGCTATAAAAGAAAACGTAGAATCTGAAGAAGAAAAAAGAGAAAAACAAAAAGCTCAAGACGAAGCTAATAGCATTTTAAATAAAATGGCTGGCAAGCTTGATAGTGTGGCTAAAGGTTTTGATGAATTTGCAGGTAAAGCAATAGGAGCTGGTGGTCTTTTGGCCGCAGCTATGTTGTTTATTGATCCAGAATTATTTTTTGAAAAACTACAAGAAGCAATTCAGGGTATTAATACCATAATCAATTCAATAACAATGGCTGTTGAAGGAGATTTTAAAGGTGCTTGGGAAAATCTAAAAGAAAATACAGAAGGTTTAGGACTTGTACTCGGTACGGTTGCACTTTTTGTCATAGGACCAATTATAAGAGCAGTAAGCTTTATATTAAAAACATTTAAAGCTATAGGTAATGGATTTAAAAGAGTTGGAAATTTCTTTTCGAGAATGGGAACTTTCTTTACTAATTTAAAAAATAGCAAATTCTTTAAAAATGCTCCAAAGTTATTAGGTAATATAGGTAAAATAGTAGGTAAACTTTTCTTACCTATTACAGCAATTTATTATGCATTTCAAGGTATACTTAAAGGTTTTAATACTGAAGGAACCATAATGGAAAAATTGGAAGCAGGTCTTAAAGAAACATGGACAGGCTTAGTTGCATTTTTTATAGATTTACCTAAATGGTTACTTGGAAAAATAGTAGGGATTTTTAATAAAGAAAAAGGTACTGCAATATTAGATTTCAATACAAAAGAATGGCTTGGCAATTTAAGTGAAAAATTATTCTTTGGACCTGCAAGATCTATTAGAAAATATATTGGTGATAAAACATCAGCAGCAACAGAAAGCATTGGTAATTTCTTTTCAGACTTTTCATTCACGGAATTCTTTCAAAACATAGTAAATAAAATAACAGGCTTTTTTTCAAAAATTGGAGAATGGATTGGCAATGCAATGGATGCAGCAATTGAGAAAGTTTTATCAATTGGAGAAGCTATAAGTAATTTTATAAAATCTATATTAAGAGCTGGACTTCCTGATCCAACAGCATCTGTTTTTTCAGTTGCTGGAGCAGCGGCTAAAATAATACCTTCTGCAGTATATGAATATGCAGGTATAGACAAAGAAACAGGAGAAAGAATACCTGATGCAGCAAAACCACCTGAGGAAATAGCAACTGTTGAGCCTAACTTACAATCCGATGTCTTAGCTACTTCGCAAGAAAATGCTCAAGGTCAATCAGCAATAACTACTCAAACAGTAGTCACTTCAGTAACTCAACAGAATAGTTCTTCAAGTAGTTCAAGTTCAAGTACTGTGGTTAATCCTACAGGAAACTCTATGGCGTCAATGGAATTAGCTGGTGCTACTGGAGGAAGAAGGTAGTTATATCTTTAACTGAATCAAAATATTTATAATCATCTGAATAAAGATACTTAATACGTTCTTCTTGTTTCGTATTTAATTCTATCTTCATTGTTCTTACATTATGCTTTTCTGAAGTATAATCATCAATATCAAATATATCTCCATTAAAATGTTCTAAGAAATATGATTGTTTTCTAAAATGAATATTGGCATTTATTTCATCTTTTAATATATTTTCTAAGTAACCAATAAATCCATCAATAGATAATCCATGTACTGATTGTATTATATTACGTGTACAACAAAAGTCTTTATACATTGATACGAAACGATCAATAGGATTCCTTACAAAAGTAAAGTTATATTTACCATTTGACATTGCATCAAAGGATGTAATATAATCCATTAATTTGGTACCATGTACCCATTCATCAACATTATCAGACGAATATTCATTTATAATTTGTGGATTATAGAGTTCTAAAAGTTTATATTTGATTGTTGTGTTACCACATTTAGGTAATGCCCAGAAGTTAATATCTTCTATACTTGCAATACTATATAAGATTTTGTTTTCGTAGGACATAAAAAGGTGGGGAGCCGAAGCTCCCCGATAGAATTAAGATTCTTTTGCGAGTTTAGCGAAATAACTTAATGTATCATCCTCATCTGCTGAAGCAGCTGGAGCTGACTCGAAGTGGTTATCTTCGGCAGTCAACGTTGGAGCTGGAGTACTTGGCTCAGCTTGGAATGGATCAGCTGCTGGTGCATGACCTGCAGTAACTCCTAATACCTTATTGAGTTTCATACTTAATTCATCATAAGTTTTATAGTTTTCAGGCTTTAAGAAATCCTGTAAGCTATAGAGTCTGTCATAGACTTCAGTAAGTCTTGCTTCATCGCCATCAAATAATGAGGCTGGTGAAGAGAATTCTGATTTGTCATAGTTGACCCACCCTTCTACTTTTCTGATTTTGATTTTGAAGTCAGCGCCTTCCCAGAAATCATAAGGATTTACTGGATCTTCATCAGCGAACTGAGGTTGCATGACATCCATAATCTTATCAAAGATCTTTTTACCAAACTTATAAAGGAATACCTTTCCTTCATTTTGAGGATTGTCGGGATCAGAGACGACGAGCACGTTTGATACATAATGCAGTCTTCTTTTCCTTTCCCTAGCAAGAGCTTTATCTTCATCGCGACCAGAGTTCCAAAGTAAACCATTTGATTCGCTCACTGGATCTGGTTGTCCAATAGATGTTAAAGAGTTCTCAATATACCATAAGCCAGTAGGGCCTTTAAACCCATGATCCCAATACCTTACCCAAGGAAGATCTTCACCTTCTTTGGCTGGTAGGAATCTGACTACGGCATAACCGTTTCCTGCTTTATCTCTCGTCGGTTTCCAAAAACGATCGTCTTCATAAGAATTAGATTCTGTTTTTGCTGTTGATACCGCTTCTGCTGCTTTTACGAGTTTGTCGATTGACGAGCCTCGCATGCTCTTTAGATTTTCTAGTGACATATATTTCTCCTGTATTTACACTGTATTACTGAATTATCCACTTTATTCATAATAATATTATACCACATTACGTGGCATTTGTAAAGGTTTCTTTCAATAAATTTAAACATTTATTTCGATCAAACTTTACGAATGGTTTGTATTTCATTATCTTACGATAGATGTCCGGCCAAATAATTGTGTCCGTAATCTTTTTATTTTCACGTTCTACAAAACCAAGTATTGAATCCAAGATGACTACTGTTTCTAAGAGTATTTCTTCTTGCATCCAAAGCTTTATAATCAATGGATGATTATTATCTTCTGCTTCTAAAAGAGAATCAAATGTCACATCCATATCATTAAGTTTATTTATATCAGTTTGAAACTGATACGTTAAAGATTCCATAACTTTTTTATGGTCTCTATAATATTTTTCTCCACCTTCATTAAGCATATCACCGACATACTTAACATCATTTTTAAAGTTAGCAATATAGAATTCTTTTAATTCTTTCTCATATGTCTTTGCTAACTTGGCAAAAAAGAACTTATCTTTTCGTTTAAAAAATGATGTAGGTTTTACTGAAGTCTTAAAATGATATTTAATCGCATCATATCCATCTGATAATTTGTAAGACTCAAAAGGATCATTCATAGAGGTAGTTTATTACCTCGTTTGACTTTAATAAGATTTAAGCTTGCTGCTTCTTCTTCGATTTTCTGTTTAAGAGAATCAGTTAAAAGCTTTTTCATATTCTTATAATCCATTGCTCTTTGCTCAACAACATAAGATGCAGCATCAATATATGACATATTGTTATTTGCAACAAGATGCTCAACAGCTGCTGAGAATCTCTTCTTAGTCATAATTTTTTGTTCTATTGGATTATCCGACAAAATCTTCTCCTTCATCCCAAGCACAGCCTGTAAGACCACCTGCTTGTAAGCCTTTTAAAGTTCTTAATACTTCATTATGGTTTCTACCTGTATCTAAAGCGTTCACTGATACGTGTTGGACAGTTCTTTCTCTGTCAAAGATAAAGGTTGCTCTATATGGTACACCTTCTTCTTCATTTACAATACCAAGTTTATGGCTTAAACCAAGTCCACAATCAGCTGCAAGAGTATGCTGGATATTACCAATCAATTGATTGTCTTCTTTCCATGCTAGCTTACAAAACTCATTGTCTCCACTGATACCAATTACATTTGCGTGATCTACTAGGTTATCAAAACCTGCGATCTCTGTTGGACAGATAAATGTAAAGTCCTTTGGATAGAAGTAGACTATTGACCAATCATGTTTAAGTGGTGTATAACTTTCTTCTACTGTTACTCTCACAAATTCATTTTTTTCGTTAATTCCTTGCAGTGAGAACGCAGGGAATTTATCTCCGACTGATAGCATATTATCCTCCTAAAATACTCTCATTAAAATACAGTCAGCATTAACTCTGCCTGATGGTTTACTTATTTTTGTTGTTAATGATTCCCATACTTTTTCGATCTGTTTCTCAGTCTTATTAAGTATCATGGGTAATATCTCATCAGGTTTTCTGATGGTTGCTTGTTTGCTTGCACTCGTAAAGTTCTTAATTGATGTGCCAGAGACTTCGAATCCTCCAATAGAATCAGTTACGTATTCAATAAGTTTCTTATTCTTTCTATTGTAGACATATAGCTTGTTTTTGCCAGGTATCATTACTGGATTAATCGATGTAAGTTTAACATCATTATCTTCTGTACAATATTTTAACTTATTAACTTGCTGATCAGAAGCTTTAATCTTTTTAGCTCTTGGTATCTTTGTAGCTTTAAATGAAAGACGTAGTTTTTCTAAGTCTGCAAAGACATCTTCAAATTGCTTCATAATCTTTTTCTTATCGCCTTTTGAGTAATGTGAATATCCTTCAACGCAGTCATCGCATGTTCTTTCATATGCTGCTTTAATATTTTCATACTCAGGTTCAATAAGATCTTTAAACATGTTGATAGCATTACCTTTCAATCCATGTCCTTTAAATCTGTTATAGCAACTAAAACCTTGTTTATAATCTCCGTCAAACCAACCTTCAACAATAACACGATCCCAATCATGATAGATAGTCTCTAAAACTTTTCTTTTTGTTCTTTCAGCTGGAGTAATCACAACTACTGCTTTCTTTTGTTTTTCTTCTATTTTTTTAAGAAGCAATCCTTCTTTATAGAGTTCATCAATAAAGTCTTTACACATTTCGATTTTATCATCTTCATATTGAAATCCTCTGTAATAGAGTTTAATAATCTTATTGACTTTCATAAACTTCCAGTCTTTTAGTCTTTTAAGTACTGATATTTTCTTTTTATCATATCCCATAACATCAGCGGCAAACTGATATGTTGTTGGCATATAATCTTTAGTTTTATAAAAGTAATTATACCATTGAGCACCATGAGTCCAAGTTGAACTTGTAAATTCAGACTCTGCTGTATAAATTGGTTCTGGTCCAAGATACTTATCGTCTAAACTTGGTCCTCTTTTCTTTTTTCTAACTGCCATATTTCTCCTTAATCATGTTTATATATCTATTATATCATAGATCTTATCAAATGTAAACGATTATTTTTAATAAAGGTGGTCAAGACTCCGCGGGTGATAAGGAGTTGCGTTGATGAGCCCTGACCTTTGATTAATTAACTCCTACTTGGAATACAAAATTTTCTGCTGCATCTTCAGCATATGATTCATTGTGAATACCCATAGGTTTCATTTCTTTTAGTTTATCATTAATGAACTTTTCTACACACCAAACTCCGTCATTTCTTTGACAGACTTCAGCTCTGAATTCAGCACCATTAATTGTATTCATATGTGTTGAATAATACTCATAGGTATATCCACGTTCTATTAAAAGATCGATCTTGGCTTCCATATCATCAAGCCTACTCATTACATCTTCAAAATTATACATTATTTTTTCTCCCAAGGTAAAGGAATATGTTTACCTTTTCTTTGTTCTTCTGCTATGTGTCCGGACATAAATGCAATATATCCCATAGCTATTGTTATTATTATTGTAAAAACTGTATTCATTAGTTTCTCCTCATCTTGCTGATATCCTCAGCCTCTTGTTGACTGATAACTGGTACTGCATTTGACTTATGCATTGTTGCAATACCTTTTACAAGAGTACCTGTATATATGGGTGACTCTTTTTTACTTGTATCAGAAGTAGGATACTCTTTTGTTTGCATATATTCTTCCATAATAGATTTATACTGTTTCTCTTGTTGAGCTCGCATCTGATCAAGTGTAGATACTTCTTTCGTCATTGGTTTAAA